TAAGTAATGGAATTAACACCAGAACAATTACAAGAATTAAAAGATACCCTAAGTCAAATTGGTGCATATCTGCCTGAAAACAAAGCAAACTATATTTGGAATACATACAATCATATAAGAGAGGCAAATGAATTACAACCTTGCATGTGTGGTTCGGCAGGTGGCCATTGGAAACGTGCAGTTGAATTTTTAAATGATTATATAAAGAATAGATAATGTATTCAATTTATCACATAGAAGGTAAAAAAATAGGATGTAGTGATGATGTTGAGTTTAGAGTTAAATCACAAGGATATAATCAATATTCTATATTAGAAGAACACTCCGATATATACATTGCAAGTAAAAGAGAATTGCAATTGCAAAAAGAATACGGATACAAAGTTGATAGAAGGCCTTATTGGCAAACAGTTGGTCTATGTAGTAAAGCAGGCAAAATTGGTGGCAAGATTGGAGGTAAAATAAATAAAGAAAACAAAACTGGTTTATTTGGAATGACTGATACTGCTAAACATAAAGCAACTGTCAAAGGTGGTAAAATAACGGCTGCAAAATTATCTATCCCAATTGTAGTATTTGAATATAATACAAATAAATTTATAGGTGAGTTTGATTCCCAACTGGCAGCAGCCAAATATTTAGATTTATTTTCGACACACATCGTTAGAGTATTAAAAGGTAAGCAAAAACAAACAGCAGGTTACACATTTAAATATAAACAACAATAAAATGATAGACTCAGGTAGCTTATGTTTAGAATGTGATAGACGATTAACCAATCTTTATAATGAAAGTTATAAATGGTTAGTTAGTGAAGCAAAGAAAATAACTAAAAGTAGAGAAGAGTCTGAGGATTTAGTATCCGAATTATTTGAATACCTACATACCAAATGCAACCCTAAGATATTTTGGGGTAAGGATTCATACAACCTATTTTATTGTAATAAGTTTTTACATAGTAGGTTTATGAATAAGGTAAAGAAATTGAATAGAGTTAGGAATGTTGGATTAATCGGACAAGACTATACTCCGTGGGAAGAACAAGATGAAGTAGAATATGATACAGAATATGATATAAGATTACAACAGGCACATGAAGAAGTTATAAGAGAATTAAAGAAGTTAGAAGTAACTAGAATGTGGCCACAAGGTCGGATTTTTGAGCTCTACTGGATGTCAGATAAAACTTTAGATGAAGTAGCAAAAGATATAAAGATAAGTAAGTCAACAACATTCCTTGCAGTTAAGAAAGTAAGAAAGTATTTAGAACAAGTTATAGATAATCCATTTCAATAAGTTATATGTCATTGTGGAAAGTAAAGTTTAATCATAAGGATGGTGAGATAAGAAAGTGTAAGGTATGTGATAAAGATTTCCACACAAAGAAACCAGTATGGAGATGTATGGCATGTGTTAATGAAAATCAAAAGATAGTTGAAAAAAAGAAAAGAGCTAAGTACGAAAAGAAAGTACAATATCCATTTAGTAATAGAACATCGGAAGCAAGCAATAGGTTTTGTTCAATTCGGACTAGACTAAGTAATGCATGGAAAGAATACAGAGAGACAGGTGATAGAAGTATTATAACTCAACACTATGAAAAACAATTCAAAGAGATAGAGGAGTTAGGAATATTAAAATGGATAATAGATAGAAGAGATAAAGAAACTGCAGATTCTAAACAATCAAAGAGTAGAAGAAATATTCAAAAAGATTATCCATCATATCACGACTATTATGAATATTAGAGTAGACTACAACTATGCACATTTTAACTTTGATTGGAGTTGGATTAAAGATAAAGAGATTGTATTAAAAGGTAATCAATACTTTGGTCAATTAATTATATTAGATATGAATGGTAATGCAGTTGGTTGGTATGCATACGAATTAATAAGTGATTATGAAAAATAAGAATAAAGGAATAGACCCAATATACCTTCTCATTATTGCATACCTGACCATAGTGACATTATTTATTACATTATGGGTATATACTACAAATTAAAGTATGCAGTGTTATAATAGTATGAAACACATTAAAATAATGGATAGATAATGGGAAAGTTTGAGAAAGGACATCAACTTGCAAAGGGAAGGCCACCGGGTGCATTGAATAGAACAACGGAACAAATGAGGTTAACAATTAATCGTGCAGTTAATAATACACTAAATACAATACAATCTGATTTAGAGGAATTAAAAAAGACTGACCCTGTTAAAGCATTAGAGTTATCAATGAAACTTATGGAGTATGCAATGCCAAAGATGAGGTCAATAGATTTGAAAGGTAGTATAGAAGTAGATGCAAGAATACAACAAATAAGTATTAATGTAAATAGAACAGGTAGTGGAGCTTAAAATTGATACAACGATAACATTTGAACATCTATTAGATTCTAAACATAGAGTTACACATCACATAGGAGGTACGAGAAGTGGTAAAACATTTGGTATCCTGCAGTATGTTATTGTAGAAGCAATTAAACAACAACAAACTATTACTATTGTTAGAAGAACTATACCATCACTAAAGAGAACTGTCATAAAAGATTTCATTGACATACTTAAATCATTAGGTATATTCAAAGAGGACAATTGGAATGTAAGTGATAGGACTTATAAGTTGCAAGATAGTTTAGTACAATTTATTAATTCAGATGACCCTGAGAAGTTAAGAGGTTTAAAATCAGACATACTATTCATTGACGAAGCAAGTGAGATAGATGAAGAAAGTTATTTTCAGTTAAGTATTCGTACAACAGGTAAGATAATACTTGCATACAACCCTACGGTGTCACCATATCATTGGTTAAGACAGATGCAAGATTGTGAGAGATATACAACTAACTACAAAGACAATCCGTATATACCTGCTGAAATGATTAAGGCAATTGAAGACTTACAATTCACTAACAATAAAAAGTGGTTGATATATGGTAAAGGTGAATATGCTGCAAACGATAAAGCAGTCTTTGAGTTTGATGTATGTGATAATATCGAAGGTGACTTTGTTTGTTTTGGGTATGATAGTGGTTATAGTAATGACCCCGCTAGTCTTGTTGCTATCTATAAAAATAATGATACGATATATTTGGAGGAACTCATATATGAGACGGGATTGGTTACGAATGATATCATAGATAGATTTAGAAAATTAGACATAGATAAGAATCAAACTATATGGTGTGATAGTAGCGAGCCTAGATTGATTGAAGAATTATATCGTAGTGGGTTTAATACGAAGCCTGTTGTTAAAGGTAAAGATAGTATTAACTTTGGTATATCAGTAATGAAGAACTATAAGATAAAGATACTAAAGACTTCACAGAATTTAATTAACGAGATGTATGCATACCAATATGAAACAGATAAGCATGGTTATGTTACTGATAGACCTGAAGGTGGATTAGACCACGCAATTGATGCTGCAAGGTACGGATGTATGATGTCTCTATCACAAAAAGCACAAAAGAAAGGAACGTATGCAATTACAATCGGAAACTACAAATACTAATCAAAACCAGTGGAATGAGACTGAAATAAAAGACTTAATACTATACGCTAAATCATTACAAGAAGAAGTAGATACTAAGTCTGCTCAATTAATTATGATGCAAGCAAAGTTAGATAATGAAGAAGCTAAAGTAAGAAGACTAACATTAACATTAAAACAATTTATGAATATATGATAAAGGAAATAGAATTAAAAGTACCAACCTCTTACGGAGATATTAGTTTACAAAGATGGTTAGCATTACAAACAGACTTAAAGAATTATAGTGATGATGATAATGCAGTGACTGCAGTTATGTTTATGCATCTATGTGGATTAGAACCAACATACTTAAAGAATATTTCAGTAGATGATTATGCATTAATTAAATCTGAATTAGAATCTTTTATAAGTAATACTGATTTACCTTTACAAAGAATAATAATGATTGATGGTAAGGAGTATGGATTTGAACCTAACTTATCTCAAATGTCTTATGGTGCATATGCAGACATTACATCATACAAAGAATTGACAATAGATGATAATTGGGCAAAGATAATGGATATACTATACAGGCCTATTGTTAGAAAGAAAGGTGAGATGTATTCAATAGAATCATACAAAGGAGAAATAAATCCTGAGAAATGGTTATCAGTAGGAATGGATATACACTTCGGTGCCTTGTTTTTTTTTGTCAATTTGTTAATGGACTTGCTGAAAGGTATCCTGAACTCTACGATGGTAATGGAACTTCCTCACAACATCAAGTCAATTTTGGAAAGAAGTGGTCAGCTTATTCCACACTCATTGAACTCGCCAGCGGAGATATTACGAAAATAGATTTAGTGACAAATGAACCCTTAGAGAAATGTTTGTTATATCTTTCTTATAAGGCAGATAGAAATTATTTAGAAACACTAATGCATAAAGAAGCAATGAAAGGTTTTAAATAACCATTTTTGTTTCGATGTTTGTTATTAGTTAAACAATACTCATGTCTGGAAAGTGGAGCAATAGTAGGAATGGTAATTTAAGATACTCTGTAAATAGAGAGAATCAATCAGGCATATACATAGGGCCAACTAGAGGATTATCCAGTCCAAAGAATAGTAGACGAGCGTGTCTATGTTTAGATAGTGATACTTATGATGTTGCATGTTGTAAAGGTGCATTGATGCAACAAGGTATTGGTGTAATACAATCACCAATTAGAACAGGCGGTGGTGGATTTTCACAGGGGTATAGTGATGGATTTGATAAAGATACACAATAAAATAAAATATAACAATGGCTGAAATATCTAAACAAGCTCTCATTGTAGAGAATAATCAAAGTTTTCCTGACAACAATAGTGGTGCAATTACTCCATCGGACTTAAGAGCATTCAATGTTGACATGATTCAATCAACTGTTAATCAGACAGAATACACAACTAATAGTGGTAGTTGGAATGTATCAATAAGTAATTTAAATACATTCACTGCATCTCAACAACCTTCTTTCAATGCATTAAATTCTTTTACTGCATCTCAATTAGTAATCAATACAGGTGTTAACTCATTTACTCAATCTGCAACAGGTAGACTAAACAACTTAGAATCTACAACTGCATCTTTGAATACATTTAGTTCGTCTATAAATCAAATCATAGTTAATGGTGCATCAATAGGAACATCTACTAGATTCTTCTTTAATGGATTTGTTTCTGCTAGTATTGTACCTAATATAGATGGTGCAATTGCAAGTATAACTGTATTATCAGACCCATCGTTATTAACTACTGCTTCATTTAATGCATATACTGCATCGACTGCAGCAACTCAAAATACATTTAGTCAAAGTGTTGCAACATCAATTAGTTCAAGTTCTGCAACGTTTAATGCATTTAGTCAATCACAGAATAGTTTTAACCTATCTGCAACTGCATCAATTGTTGAGTTATTAAACTTATCATCATCTTTAAGTGGTGGATATGCAACTCAAGGTGAATTAGACCAATCGTCATCTGTATTACAGGCAAACATTGATACTAAATTAAATACTGCATCGTTTAACTCATATACACAATCGTTCTCACAAAGTGTTGCAACATCGTTTAGTCAATCATATGCAATTATAAATCCTTATACTGCATCAAATGACCAAAAAGTAAATTCATTAATATCATTTACTGGAAGTTATGCAACTACCGGAAGTAATAACTTTATAGGCAATCAACGTATAACAGGTAGTTTAACTATTACAGGTTCTACTTATGGTAATGTGATTTCTACAAGTATATCTACTCAGACTGCAAGTATAGATTTAAGTTCAGCAAACTATTTCACATTGACACTTTCAGGTTCGACTAATATAAATGTAATAAATCCTCAACCAGGTAATACTGCAATATTAAGAATAACAACATCAGCAACATCATCTGTAACATTTAGTTCAAATGTATTACAACCAACAGGGTCAATATATTCACCTACAGCTGGTGCTAATAACATAGATATTTTAACACTTACTGCATTTGATACCGGAAGTGTATATGTAATTGCAGCAACTCAATTCAAATAATATGATACCAATACCATATGGATATACGGCTACTAGTGAATTTAAACTATCTAAATATCAATATGTAGAAGGTGCAGACATTATATTTGATTTTGGTAATCCTTTAACTACGGGCTCTGCTTCTGGCAGTGGTTATGCATCAAATGTAATTAGTGCTAAATCATCTGTTGTATTAAATTTAACATCACAACAAGCAGGTGGAACACCGACAATAGGTGATGGAGGAGTAGGTGGTGTTTTAAATTTCCCATTTGGAGGATTACCTTATGCTACTTGGACATATGGTTTAACTACTGAACAAACAACAATTGTATTTTTTAAACCTGATTTTTCCCACGAAACTGCAGGTATGCCTGCTGCAGGTAGGGATTTAGGTTTGAATAAACAGAATGCATTACAAATGGAAACATTTTTAAGTAGTGGTAACTATATTGTATCATCTTCTATATTCAGTTCTGCAGGTGTTGAAAATAAAACTTTTAATGCTGTAATGGATACAACTTCATATAGTGGTTGGACTATGGCAGCATTATCATCTAACGGAAATAATTTACATCAGTTCTGGCAAAATAATGCAACTGGGTCTACATCAACAACAACTATTTCTAGAGGCAATAGTGGAAATGACCCAAAATACTTTGGTAAAATGCCTAATCAAAATGCTGGTATACATGGTAGTCTAATTGCAATAATGCAATATCCAAGACAATTGACTCAAAGAGAAATTAAACAAACATTTCAATTATTCAAACAAAGACTACCATAAAACAAAAAATAACGATTTTTTAAACAACCTTTGTTATATAAGGTATAAACACAATAGATATGAATTCAAAAACTGTATTAAATAAGATATTATCACTTTTGTCTAAAGATGAAGTAGTATTAACTTATGCAAAATTAGCAGACGGAACAATTGTTGAATCTGCAACATTCGATGTAGGTGAAGACCTATTCGTAATTTCAGAAGATGGAACTAAAACTCCAGCACCAAACGGAACTCACGACTTAATGTTAAGAGACGAAGAAGGCAACGAAAACATGATGAAGGTAAAAACTGAAGATGGTAAAATCGTTGAAAGAGAAAACGTAGAAATGGCTGCAGAAGATTTAGATGTAGTTCCAGTAGAAGAAATTCCACAAGCATCTGGTGACTTACAAAAAGTAAATGAAGTGCCTGACCAAAAGAACCAAGTAAAAGATGGTACTTTAAACATGGCAGAAGAAACTGAAGAAGTAATGCCAATTCCAGAAGATGCAACTAAAGAAGACGAAGCTGAAGTTGAAATTGAATTAGGTAAGAAGTTAGAAGAAATGGCTTACAGAATCGAAGAGATGGAAAAGAAAATGATGAAGATGGAAGAAGCTATGATGCCTCCAGTTGACTCTATGGTTGACGAAGAAGTTGCAATGGCTGCAGAGCCTGATGAAGATGAAGAGTTACCAAAATTAGATGGTGCTCCAATTGAAGAAGGTTTAAAATTCTCAGCAGAAAATAGAAAAAACTATGGTAAGAAAGTAGTAGACTCACAATCTTCTTTCTTATCTAAACTTTATAAATAAAAATTATTAACAATCATTTAAATTAAAAAAATGAAAGCAAAACAAAATTTCGCATTGCCTACTATCACTGCAACTACCTATTCCGGGGAAGCAGCTGCGGGTTATATTGCGGCTGCACTTTTAAGTGCAAACACTTTGGATAAGAAATATGTAACTATCATGCCAAACGTGAAGTTCAAATCTGTAATCCAAAAATTAGCAGTAAGTGGTATCGTACAAGATGCATCTTGTGATTTCGTAACTTCTGGTTCAGTAGCAATCTCTGAACAAATCTTAACTCCAAAAGAGTTACAAGTTAACTTAGAATTATGTAAGCAAGAGTTCGTAGCTTCTTGGGAAGCACTTCAGCTTGGATTTAGTGCGTTTGATGAAATCCCTAAGTCATTCAACGATTTCTTAATCTCTTATGTTGGTGGTAAAGTTGCAGAAGCAACTGAAGAAAACATCTGGGCTGGAACTAACACAAATGGTTCTTTCACAGGTTTCGAAACTTTATTCTCTGCATCAGTTGCAGCGGGTGGAGCAACAGCAGTATTACCTGCAAGAACAACTGGTGGTTCTTCTGCTATCATCTCTGGTAGTGTAGACGCAACAAATGTAATTTCTAAATTAAACTCAGTTTACTTAACAATCCCTAAGACTGTATTTGGTAAGCCTGATTTATTGATTTATGTTTCTACTGACGTAGCAAGAGACTATCAAGCTGCATTAGCAGGCGGTGGTGCATCTGGTTTAGGTGCAAATGGTTTCAACAACCAATTGAATGTAGGTGAAAAACCAATGAACTTCAATGGTATTGAAATGGTAATGTGTCCAGGTATGGGTACAAACAAAATCGTTGCAGCTCAAAAATCAAACTTATTCTTCGGAACTGGTTTGTTATCTGACTACAATGAAACAAGAGTATTAGATATGGCTAACATTGATGGTTCACAAAACTATCGTATCATCATGAGATTTACTTCTGGTGTTCAGTTCGGTGTTGGACAAGATATCGTTTACTACGGAGCTTACCCAGCTTAATAAAAACAAATAATTAAAGGGTGGGTTAAACACTCACCCTTTTTAATAACAAATTAAAATTTTAACATATGCCATGTAATTTATCAGCTGGAAGAAACGAAGTATGTAAAGAAAGTATCGGTGGTATCGCCGGTGTATACTTTATCAATTACACAACTGGTTCTTTCACTAAGAACGTAAGTGGAGAAGTAACTGCAGGACCATCAGGTTCTACATTATACTACTACGAATTAAAAGGAACAAGTGCATATACTGAAACCGTTAACACTTCAAGAGAAAATGGTACTACATTCTTCTCACAAGAATTAGTATTGAATTTGAAGAAATTAACAAACGAAATGACTACTCAATTAAAGCTTATGGCTTATGGTAGACCTCAAGTTATCGTTTGGACTCAAAACGGAGATGCTTTATTAGTTGGTGAAAGAGAAGGAGCAGATGTAACTGCGGGTACAATTCAAACAGGTGGAGCATTGGGTGACCTTTATGGTTATTCAGTAACTTTAACTGGACAAGAACAATTACCAGCAGCATTCTTATCTGGAAGTTCAACAACTAATGCGTTGGGTGGTTTAACTGCAAACTACACAGTAGTTTACGGAGCGGCTAGCTAATCAGTATATCATTTAAAGATACTAATGGGATTATCATTTATTTGGTAATCCCATTTTTTATTCGTATATTGTAGGTATGTATTACTTATATCATATAAAAGGAATTAAATGGGGTTGTACTGATAATCTAGAAAGAAGATTAAAGAGGCAAGGATATAAAATATCTGAAATAGACAGATTGATTACTACTCCTAATATAGGAATAGCAGATGCTTTAGAAAAAGAATTGAATGATGAATATGGATATAAAAATCAACATCAAAGTTATATTACTACCATTAGAAAATCTGTTAAGGGTGGCCAATCTAATAAACATGCAATTACAACATTATTAAAGTATAGACATTTAGGTGGACAAACTTCTATAAAATCAGAAAAACATAATTCAAAGCAAAAATATAAATGTCCACATTGTAGTAAAGAAGGAAATGGTTTACCAATGTTAAGATGGCATATGGATAATTGTAAGTTAAAACAATAACTATTATTGGATAATGCTTTGTTATTATTACTAAATACATAGATAATGCTCGCATACTATATCAGTCAATCAAACGAATATTGCTTCCGCACACAACCTACGGCAAGTTCTAACTTTACTCTTGCATTGCAGAACATGACTACACAAGATAATACAACTGGAAGTATTACAGGTTTAACATATGTTCCATATGAGAGTTTTGTTTCATTCTCACTTAATATATCAGGCACAATGGTAGGTGAAGAATACAGAGCAGAATTATTAAATAGTGGAAGTACTGAACCGATATGGCATGGTACAATACAGGTATATGCATCTCAATCAGTAGTAAAATCAATATACGAAAATAAAAATACACAATACATCTCTAACGTATCAGAGAACAAGTATATCATAATGAATTAATATGAAACAAACGACAAAACTTTCAATTGTAAATGTAAATAATAATCAGTTACCAATAATAACTGAAGATACTAAATCACGTTATCCATTCGTACCATTTGGTGTTTATGGGCAAGATGATTTCTTTGAAGCAGTTATCAATGCATTTAATGTTAGTACATCTAATGCAGCTGCAATAGAAGGTATATCAGATTTAATTTTCGGTAAAGGATTATATTCTAAGGATGAAACATTTAACGAAATATTACAGAAGTTAATTCCACAAGAAGAAACTAAAAGAGTTGCATTTGACTTAAAGTTATTTGGCAATGCAGCATATCAAGTTTATTGGAATGATGACCATACTAAGATTAGAAAGATGTATCATGTTCCTGTTCAATTATTAAGAGCAGAAAAGTTAGGTAGTTCTCCAAAGATAGAGAATTATTATTACTGCACTGATTGGAGTGACCAAAGAAAGATAAAAGATAAAAAGAAATTACCTGCATTTGGAACATCTAATGAGAAAATGGAAATACTTTACATTAAGAATTATTGTCCAGGTCTTTATTACTATTCCTTACCTGATTGGGTATCTGCATTACAATTAGCAGTTGCTGACGGAGAGATTAGTAATTTACACTTTAATAATATTGTTAATGGTTTCTTACCAGCAGTGATGATAAACTTCAACAATGGAGTTCCTGCACCTGAAGAAAGACAAACTATCGAAGACTTACTACAAGCTAAGTTTACAGGAACAGATAACGCAGGTAGATTTATGTTATCATTTAACGATGACCCTGCAACTAAACCTACAATAGATGTAATCAATATAGATAACTTACATGAGAAGTATGACTATGTTGCAAAGTATGTACAAGATAGAATCCTTGTTGCACATAGAGTAACATCACCTTTATTGTTTGGTATTAGAACTGAACAAAACGGATTTAGTTCTCAGTCAGAAGAAATGAAAACTGCATTTAGTATCATGCAAACAATGACAATTAGTCCATTCCAAAATGTAATATTAAATGCATTGGATATGGCATTGACAGAAGGTGGATATGATGCAATGGAATTATACTTTGAACAATTAACTCCATTAGTAATTCTTTCTCAACAGGCAGAAGAAACTGGTAAATCAGTTGAGCAAGTTGAAGATG